TAACTGAACTGCCTCGTTGTCGAGAACAAACTTGTAGAAGTTCTCCCAATCTTGGCAGAAGAAACGCTCATTCAACTTCCGCATAACTGTGCCGTGCTTAGTCTTGATACTGTCTGCGTTGACGGTGTTGCACATCTCAAGCATGGCGCTTTCTAACTTAGCCATGTCTTCTTTCAAAGCACCGTCAGCAATTTCGTGCTCACGGGCTAACCTTTCACGCTGACTGCGTATTGATAAATACGCTTCGACTAATTCATCTGTGTTCCCTATGCTACTCATCTTCCACTTCCTCCAACTCCTGCTTGTACAGGTCTACTAACTTTTGATGATGATTAACTTTACCTTGCAGCATTGCGTACATCTTCTTCTCAACTTCAGATCCACGCAGATGCACTACTGACATCTTGTTTACTTGGCCGACTCTTTCAATACGCGCAATACACTGTAGATACGTTTCAACTGACATCACTGGAGACCAGAACACCACCGTGTCAGCAGCCGTCAAAGTAATTCCATGCGCTGCCGATTGCGGTTGAATGATCAAGACTCTTGGATCTGTACTTGTTTGAAAACGTCCAATGATTGCAGAGCGTTCTCTTGCAGCAACTGACCCTTGGATGGTCTCGTTCGTCACCCCTTCTTTAGTTAGGTACTCTCCAACTATATCGATAGAATGCAGGAAGGGAACGAATACTACAACCTTGTTTGTAGTTTCTTCAAGCACTTCTTTGAGTGCGTTGAGGCGGGGCGAGATGTCAAACTGCACAACGTCATGCTTGTCTGTGTACACCGCACCTGCTGAAATCTGTAAAAGTTTATTGAGTGATGCTGCTGCGTTTACAGCAGTGATCTGTTCTCCGGCTGCTTCTATCAGCAATTGCTTTTTTAATTCGTTGTAATACTTCTGAACTTGTGGCGTGAGCGGCACATCTCGTGTTTGATAAACAACATCGGGTAGATCCAGACATTCTTTCTTTGTATAGCGAATAGCCGGTTGCAGCGCACGAAACACTTGATCAGTAGCGTCGTGCTTTGGCACCCACTTGAATTTACTTATTGATGCCATCACTCGATCACGCCAAGCCGTTGAAAACTTTGGAACTCTGATTGGAGATATCAGCCTAGCAAGACCGAATGCGTCTACCGGAGATTGGGCGGCGGGTGTGCCGGTCATCATCCACAACCATGTCGTAGGCTCAATCAGTTTGGCAAGAATCTTCCACCGCTTTGTGTTCGGACTCTTGTAAGCGTTGGCCTCGTCTACAATGATAAGGTCAAACTTCGCTTGTTGAAGTTCTTGTAGAACTACCCCTGTGCCGTCGTAATTAATCACCGTGAAGTCGTAGTTTTCGCTAATTACTTTCTTACGCTTTACAGATGATCCGTGTGCGACACCACACGTACGGTGAATAGCCGTTTTCATTATGTCGGCTTGCCATGCGGAGTACATGATAGAGAGTGGGCAGATGATCAGCACTTTCTTGATCACGCCTTGATTCATCAGATAGTCAGCAGCCCAGACAGCCGCTGAAGTCTTGCCGGTTCCTGCTTCGTTAAAACAGAACGCCCGTTGTCTGATGCTTAAGAAATACGCCGTATCACGCTGGTGATCGAACGGCTTATAGAACCCCGGCCACGTGTAATCACGCTGCATGGGTGAGGGTATTTTTGGGATATTTTGACTTGGAAGAAAGTTGTCCAAGTAAGTAGCGAGAGTCTTCATCTCGCCGTGATCCCAACAGATTAATAATTCTTTACTATGTCTGTTGTCTTGTACTATTTCACTACGTTCTAAGCGCGTAGTGATTTCAGAAGCGAACGAATTTGATGCGGTGAATTTCACCGCTGCGTTATCAACTATTTCCATACTATACCTACTAAGTTAAAAGCCCGTAACGTGGGCCAGACGGTTGACGCCTAGGGGGGTTTGGTAGCAAATGCCTATCGTCAACTGACGCTGTTGTTAAGAGGGGAAGTGGGTGGGAACCCTCAAGCACACTCGCGTCTAGTGCCTCATTTCATCGCCCCGCTTGAAGTCCTGCGGAACGACCGATTCTTAGATGGAGACTGTAGCCGAGTTCCGTCACCATTGCTACCTCCTTTTGAAAGAGCCTTTACATGAGCAATGTCTTTACCCTTTCGGCTAATACCTTTCTTATCGTAGGATCTACGCGCCCGCTGGCGCTCCATTCGATTTTCGTGTTCGTCTCTTTTGACCTGCTGATCGTACTCTTTTTTGTACGGACGGCTTTTGTTCACGTACGGCATGATTAAACTCCAAATTCAGCGAGAACTGAAAGACATCTTTTTATACTGTCGTGTGTTTTCTTGAATCGTCTGCTGCCGTATGGCGGGTTACTCTCATTATAGTAAAACTCTTGTGAAGCAATATTTGGTACCCACCAATTACGCGAGGCGGCAACAGTTTTTCCTTCAGGCTCCCTCTTCCAGATGGGTTGGTAATTACGATTAAAGAGTACTTTGTCGCCGTCTTCGGTTATCCATTTCCCGTACGGGTATTCAGTTCTGTAGTAATCCTTCTCACTCATACTATCTCTCCTTATAAAAGTTACAACTACTGACAGGACACCACCCGCACAACGGCCCTGCTTTAGGGAACCACACGTTGTTATCGTATGCGACTTCAAGACGCTGTAGGTCTGGTAAAAAGTTTTGCCATAGTTTCTCAATGTCTTTTTTATCGTACTCTTCTGTGACAAACGTATTGTGCATCACGAACAGCAAACCGGCCTTGATTGACTGAACGTTCGGAAAGTGCGCGTAAGTCATCAGTGCCATCAACTTCAACTGCTTCGGATCAGGGTATTTGTTACTGCCGGTCTTGTAATCCACGATATAAGCAACGGCCCCGTCCACTATCAATAAGTCAACGATGCCCCGCACCCACCTAGTATCGGAATTAAACGCGCACGGTTCTCGCTCTGCCGTCAACGCCATCTCATGCTCACAGTATTTCGTACCACTAATCTCAAGTAGTGCGTCCAACTGTGGCTTAAAACGTACATAGTTTTTGACAAGCGGAGTGCCGTCTCGTACGTATTCTTCACACGCCCTATGAACTTCCGTACCGTACAGCATTTGCTGCGTGGCTTTCTTCTCAAAGTCTTTTGCTACCTTGATGTGGTAGTACTGCTTTGGGCAGTTTACAAAGTCCTTGAGGCTACTAAACGACCACTGAATCATTAACAATCTCCGTAAGACCTGCCGTATTTGGCTTCACAGGCTACAGGTAAACCCTCGGCCCACTCTGGCGGAGTAGACATCACTTGTATTATAAACGCAAGGGCGGCCTCTAATTCCTTATCGGGCACGACTACTACTGCCGCGTCATGCACAGTCAACACAGGTCGGTAACGTTCTCTAATCTTGAGCATCTGCTCACCGACGATGATACGGGCCAAGGCTTGAACGATGTTCTCAACCATCGCACCTCCCCATATCGAAGTTACCCCTCGTCGTGATTTGTAAATATACTTCTTGTCACTCAGGCGTAGTTCTGGGTATCGTATAAACAATTCATTTGGGAGACGTATACCCGAAGAGGTAGCCCATACGACCCCCTCTTTGCCTATAGAATAAGATTGTAATTGATGAGGCCATGAGGATAGATGAGTCAGGGCGTTATCACATTCACGCCATAAATCCGTGATCATGTGGTTAGATTCGCGGTACAGATCGACAATGCGTTTGCATTCCTCCTCTAGCAGGTCAGCCCCCGGCGGCTGAGTCTTCAGTGTGTGCTGCAACTTCTTTGCCCCGGTGCCATAGCCAAGTCCAAGGATGCAAGTCTTGCCCACGAACCGTTCAACCGGATCGGCCTTGCTAATGGGCTTCTGGTAGACCTTGGACGCGAAGATCGAATACACATCCTCGCCGTTGGCAAACTGCCGGGTTACGTCATCCTGTCCCGCAAGCCACGCCAGTACACGGGCTTCTATCTGAGAAGAGTCACAGTTGATAACGTAATGACCGGGCGGGGCCATAATTGAATTCTTGAGGGTTTTCTTTTTCTTATCACGGCTTGGTAGGTTCTGAAAGTTAACTGAGTCAGATCCCGCCCAACGGCCTGTATGTGCGCCGTAGTACTTCAACGGTATAGGCAGCAACCCCTTGTTCCTCGCACCGATGCCGATGAACCGCGCAATCCGCGACTCCTCAATGGTGGACTTAGTACCCAGACGCACCGCGCACAGTTGCTGTATGAACGGGTCTTCGTGTTCTAATAACTCAATAAACCCTTCATCATTTTTAGCAAGTGCATAAGTTTCTTTACCAGTTGTAGGACTAATTTTAGTCGGTACCGGGACGTTCAGATCCGTCAATACAGCAGCGAACTGCGGATTGCTAGCCAACTTCGCACGGACTTCTTCCTCAGTGTTGCAACCTAGTCTGCCTTGTAATCCCGTCAAAAGTTCGCTTTTTTCATTCTTAATGTCTTCAAGCCGCTCGACCAACAGCGCGTCGTCTACGTACAGTACAGGTTGCGTGTACATACGCAGGGTCATGTCGATCAGATCTAGTTCTTTCTGCGGGTAGTGATCTTCGATAAAAAGGTTAAATAACTTGAAAGTAAGATTGACATCATTAATACAATAATTCCCATAGGCAGCAAGATCAGCAGAAATAAAATCTTTCCTACGCTTGCCCAAAGCCTGTACGACTTCCGTCCCCTTTTCACCAAGCCCATACATCTTCACCAAATTTGCTAGAGATCCGCTTACGTCAACCCCATGCTTGGCACGGGCCATACAGAGCGTATCAAAGTAGTACGCTGGCACGATATCAAAAATAAAAGAAAGAATAGCCCCGTCAAACATCATGTTGTGACAAAGCAACGCCGACGAACTCCAGTCAACTTGATTCAGCCATGCTTTGATCTCAGCATGTGTACCGCTAAACCATACCGGAGTGTCATCGTTTATCTTCATCGACACGCCAATGACTTCAAAGCGAGAGTCACGGATGTACTCTTCAGTCGTAAATTTTTTCAAGCCATAGTCGGAGTCGTAGTAAGTCTCAAAATCAAGCGTGACGAAACTCATGGGTCAACGCTCCATGTCTCGGTCTGCCGTTGCAGTCGAGGCCACTCAACTACCGTGGTAAAAGACTTGTCTTTAACAAGGATGTGATTCGTAGGCTGTGCCGTGAACCTGCCGTTGTCCAACTTGATGAAGTAAAACTCTTTGGACTGCTCTGGCTCTAGGCTAAACCCGTCAAGCATGGGTATCGCTGTGAACATGTATCGCCCATACCGTTCTTCCTTGTCTCGTAACTTCACGTGTACAGGCACGGCTTCCAGAAACGGGTACTCCACCACGCTAAAGTGATGACCGTAGCAGTCCCAAGTCTGAGCATCATCGGGCTTCCAAACATCTTCACACTCAAGCAAATGGGCCAATCTATGCAGCGGCACGTTCCGATAAACGGCTCCGCACTCCAACATCACGTGGCATCCCCACGTTCTGCCGGGATGACTGACAAGACCAAACCATGCGACACGCTCCCACTTGTCGTTGCCGAATGTGTTCGGCTCTACATAGCAATACGTATGACGGGGCAGTGGCCCCGCACCAGAGTAAATCATTTTCTTTTACCACCCTTTTTTAACATAGCGACTTCTTGTCGTAGCCGACGAATCTCGTCGTGACAGGCCCAAAGAACCCCACCTACGGTGAGGAACTTCATCTCGGTTGTAGTTGATGCGTCATTGATCTCGTTCGGCAGTGACCGGATCATATCCAAAATATCGTCTTCAACTTCCATCTTCTCCACCCCATTTGTTGTAGTTGCTACGTAAGGCTTCGTTCCGCTTCCTCAAAAAAACTATCTCGGCATGACAGGCCAGAAGTTCTTTGGTGAGGATGTCTGCCTCATCCCACAAACCTGCGCTGCGGATTGCAGCAAAAGCGTTAAAGATATTCTCTCCACCGTTTTGCCCCCACACTTCGTCCATACCTACCTCTTCTTTAGTACCAACATCTGAGGGTAGTAGCGGATTTCCGCAATAGAACCTCGCGCATCTACCTCTCTTAACATATGCTCAACTAAAGAAATAATTCGGTCTCTACTGTTTACTGCATCATTCCTAAAGTATTTTCGGAACTGCTCAGTGTATGCGGGATTGTAAGTACATCCCATATCTTCAATAACGTAGTAACCACCGTCTGCTACGCTTTTATAGCAGTTGCCAAACATATCCATCATGTCCTCGGCAATGTGCGAGGCGTCATCGATGAACAGATCGACCTCTTCTGCCAGACCTTTTTTACACAAATCGTCTATGCGGATCTCGACGTTCTTCATGTCCTCGCATAACTTGGAACACTCTGGACGGATGTCGTAGCCAATGATCTGCGATGCAGGGAGATAGTTACCCCACATACGGAGTGACGCGCCACACGCCACACCTGCTTCCACAATAAACAAAGACGCAGACTTACGATGCAAACCGCCGTACGCTGTGTCCAAAATGTCTTGGATGATGCGCTCGTAATGCTTGGTGTAGTTATGCTTGATAGTACCTTTGTCGCTGCCGTAAAGGTCAGCAAGCCCCGTCAATGACAGTTCGGTAAGGTCTACCTCGCCGGTACGAGGTTTGTATTCTTCGGGGTTGACCGTATCCAAATAACGGCGAACACCCCCTCGTGCGTTGGGATCGTTCATACATTCTCCTATTTAGGCAGTACCAGATCTCGCTTCACTTGCTCCCGCACTAGTACAAGCAACTTACAAATCACATGCGTCTGTGACTTGTTCTTGCCGTTGCGGTTCAGCGAATCAAACTCTGCGGCGTACATCTCAATGATGTCCCATCGCAGCACCTCTAACTTGCCGTCATCGCCAATCTTCGCCCATACCGTTTCGGGCATGGCGACTTTCTTCACATGCTCTTCTGGGACAATCAGATACGCCTCGTCATCTTCCAGAATCTCTTTGTTAATCTCACTCATGAACAATCTCCTTCGCTACGTCCATCCACTCTTTGCCGTATTCAACGTCAGTCCAGTCCTTGAACCACGGCCCACCTCGGGTGAAGTGAACGGCTTGCGGGTTCGGGCAGTCTTCGCGAGTGTGCCATCCTTCAAGATAGTTGTAGGCGATAGGCAGATCGCCTATGCAGGCGTCCCACAAGAACCTCAACTGATGTAAGTACATACCAGACTCGCGGTTCACAATCTCGGGGGTCAGCGCCTTCACGTGCAGGTGCTCACAGTTCCACAGAATCATGCTCGACCAATTCTTGCGCGGATACTGGTGCTGCACAGCACCGTCCATCTTGGTGGCTTCCTTCGGCTTGTAGTCATGCTTCACCACGACCACGCCGTAGTACGGGTTCATGTAGTCTTGTAGCGCAGCGACATCACCTCGCCACAAGAAGTCACAGTCCATGAACACCGCCCACCCTTTGTACCCTGCAAGATGCGGCACCAAGAAGCGTGTGAAAGAAAACTCCGTAGACGAGAGCGGGTCATGCTCACGCCAGTACAAATTCTTTTCGCGCATCTCCTGTTGCTTGATTGGCTGAATGTCAAGCGGGATGCTCGTATGTTTCTCAAGCGAGTGCTTGCATACTTGGTACGCAATGTCCTCGCGGCTATCCCAACCGATAAAGATTTTCATTCGACGCTCCATAAAATTCTAGGATTTATATTTTTTCTATATCGGAACCTATATTTTTTACCAAGCGCAACCAAAGAGATAGCAAACCCGCGACAGATAGTCAGATTAAACCCCGGCATGTACACGCCACCTTCCGGCCTCAACCAGAATAACCAGAACCCACGAGTCTGACCTGTTGGCTTCTTGCCCGAATAGATGTCTGGGCCACGGTCATAGATACTAAATTGAGACAGGTCAACCTTGGTTTCTCTTGCACAACGCGAAACATCTGTAACTTTTTTCATATCTCACCCCTAGCCCGAATCGCTTCGGCACAATCATCTCCATTAGCATGCGTCCACCCATCACACACCTTCGCACACGCCTCCCGCTCGGCGGCGGCAACGAGGGCGGCGAAGGTTTCCAGTCGCTGCAACTCAACAGCGTGCAAAAGTGAATACTCTGTCCATCCCGCCTCCCTCGCCATGCGGATGATGTCGTCGCGGGTCATCGTGCTTCCTCCTTCCATAGTTTGTAATCGTACTGCTTGATCCCACGGTACACCGCTGTCGATAAATGGTAGTGCGGGACTCCCCACTGCTTGATCAAGTCTCTGTACTTGACGTTCCTACCGTTCGCCCGACGCTTACGGTCAAGCAGGATCTTGTACTGCTCAAATGACAGCGTTACCTTCGGACATCTCATATCACACAGCCTCAAACAGTTGCTTACGACTTGGCCCCTTGTAGTGCAGAATCTTGGTATCGTCCGTCTTGTGTTCGGGTAGACACGCATACACTGACTCGTCGAACTCGGCACAGCCGTACTTCTCGGCGTAGATGCGTAACACTTCTTGATCGCCATACCACGTACGGAACTTCGGATGCAGTTCCTCGTAGATTTTTAGCATCTCTACCCACACTTGCGAGTCCTTGACCGCCACAGCGCAGCCCACATACGGGTACAGTTCTCCCATAGTTTTACCCTTGTACTCTTCAAACGTCAGCCCACGCTGCTCGATGTTGAACTCCGTGTCGATGTTGAATGACCTCTTACAGAACGCAATCTCTGTGCCACTCAACATCTCTTCGATGTCAACCCAACTCTGCACGATCATGTCGGTGTCCAGATAGAGTGCAGGGCCATTAATGTAGAGCCGTGCATACGCCTTGACTCTTGAGTACATCAAGTTGTTTGGATCTACTTCTATCTCAAACCTGTCAGTCACGCCCATCACATCGGGTGTCGCGCTGTCCGTACACATGATGATGTCGGCACTTGGGTTGTGCCGCAGCAGGGACTTGACCATCTTCTGTGGATAAGAAATGTCCTTGCCCACGTGAAAAAACACAAAGGTCTGTTGGTCGGGTTCTCGTTCAAGCAACATGACTTCAAGTTGCATTTTCACTTGCTGCAACTGCAAGTCCCACGGCGCGTTCATGTTCTCGCGCTGATAAATCTTCACGCCGCTGTACCACAGACTCTGGTTGCCGACTCGGTTGTTCCAGTACCAAAGTTTGTTGGCATCAAGTAATAAAACATCCTTACCCATCGCTCCTGCCAGATGCACGGTCGTGCAGGATGGCGAGATGACTACACTGCATATCTCCATGAGTGCGGCCACGTTCTCCAAATCAAAGAACGTATCAATATGCGTAGTGATTAAGTTCGGATGAAAGTCCCGGCCTTGCTCTTGAACCTCACCAAACTGAAGGTTGATGAACTTCAAGTTCGGTTTATCCAGAATCGGACGGAACGCCTCCAACGGCACAGACTTGTGCTGCCCGATCACAGGTGCGGTACTTGTCCAAGAAAGTCCTACTACAAAGTCATCCTCATCCAGTTTGTACTCCTTGCGGAGCATGGCTACGCGCTCTGGGTCAGCCTTGAGATAACTGAACGACACGCTCGGTGCTATGTCACGCACTGAGTTGATGAAGTATTTACCCAAGGACGCAATCGGTATGTGCGAGTCATGTTCGCTCATCTTGACCCGTGCATTGTGCGATAGGAACTTGACGTTCTTCGCCCTGCACCCACGTTGGAAGAGATTAGCCATACGCAGGTCAACCATGACGGTGACCTCATCGACCTCCCGTGCCAACGCTTCAATCAGCGAACCATACAAAATCTGATCGCCTACGCCTTGTTCACACCAGATGATCGGACGGCGCAGTCCCTTGCCACGCTCCCACTGCGGGTGCTTGGTGTGCAGTTTGGGAGACTTGAAAGACTTGCTCCCCCATCGTCGCTCGTAGCCTTCCCAACCCTTCTTGAAGTCGCCCATTTGAAGAGCAAGAAGACCCACAGTCCACCCTGCATCGTCGTTGTGCGGCTCTAGTTGGGCAGCAATCTCAAAGTGCTGTCGTGCAAGATTCCAACGGTGCATCTCCCAATGGCATCGTCCGATCTGCAACTCGACTGCCGTCATGATTGGCAACGCAACGTGTACGTTACTCAAGATGCCGATAGCCTCGTCGTAGTTACCGCTTTCAGCCGCTTCGACGCCCATCTTGTAGATGGCCTGTGCAAACTCAGCAAGACTTTTCTGCTTGGGTTCTTCGCTCACCAATAGTCCCTCCCTGTTCCCCGCTTCGCTGCCCACTCCGGTCGCGGCACGTGCGCCCAATCACGATATACGTCGGCCTTACGCCGTCTCCACCAATCGATCAATGCACGGATCATGTGGCCTCCTGCGGAACGATCTGTAACAGGCTAAACGGGATAGAAACAGCCGTCTTTCTACCCTCACGCGGATAAATTAACGCTCTTGAAAAAGACTCAACCATCATGGCATTGGTTACACCTTTCTCAATACCTTCAAAGTCGTCAAATACAAACACAGTCTCGGCATAAATAATCTTAGACAGTGGCTCTACGTCTTCTTGAGAAAGTCGTCCATCAAGATAGACCAGATCAACCTTGACACCCTTCTCAACCATGTCAGCAAACATCTCAAACGATGGCCGCTTCGGATACTGAAAAATATTCGGTACGTCCAGATTGATGTTGTTGGAGTGATCACAGGTATAAATGTCTACCAACCGCTCCATAGCCAAGTTCATCGTCTTTGTAGACACGCCAATAAACGTACCTACTTCGGCAATGACCTTGGGCTGAAAAAACTTCACTATCCTGTATAACTCAAACGCATCATCGATAGGCACAGAGCCGGTGTTGTACTCGGCTTGCGCTCGTAACGCTTGTTGATCTTCTACAATCTTTTCAATCTTCTCAAACGGGTAGTCGCTGACCTTCTCATCAATGATCGTCCAAACAATTTCACTTAACCGCTTTCGGCCTATTTGCACCGGATTCATAACCTGTCTCCCTTTCGGCCAACATTTCGTCGGCAACGCTGTAAGAAATTTTAGCCATTTCGTCAGTCGACATAGCGATTCCGTGGGATGCCAACAGCCCTTGCATAGCCTTGGCTGCAAAGTAATCCCGCAAAGTCATGCCATGCCCCCACCACTTCAAACGTTCCGCTTCCAACTGAGGGAACGCGAACTCGTTACGTGGTTTCACGCAGACTTCCTCGCATCAATCTCACGCTTGAGATAGAACATTGCTTTCTCAAGATCCTGCACGGGATCAGAGCCATCCTTCTTACCTGCACGAGAAACGTACTTCACCACGTTGCCAAGTCGGTAATTGAGATCTTTAGCCTCGATGAAGTCGATGGTCTCGATACCACCTGCCTTGTAGTGTGGGGGATGGTTGATGAGATCGTTATCAGCAAGAATTTTTATGGCTGCGTCTTTGTATTGGGGTTGAATAAATAACTTCGTCGGCTTGCTTTCCACCGTATCCAACGCTTTCTTCATCTGGAATATGTCTTGCACCAGACGCGACCGTGGGCTTTTAAACTGAGCCTTCTTCTTGGCTTTCTTGGGCGTGGTCTCGCCTCTTTTCTTCTCAGTCCAACGCACGTAATACACGTACGCCTCGCTTGACTTTGTGGCTTTCGCCACTTCCTTGATCGACTTCCCCGACTTGAGCAGGGCTTGAATTCGCTTTGCTTTGGACATAACTAATTAACTCCTTGCGTAGGTTCTCTACGTTTGTTTCATCAACTATCAATGCGATGCCACCGGCTTTACGTATGTCATCGTGGTTCTTCAACTGAAGTGCGGTGGCCTTCCCACCGTTTGCTTTTGTCTCTATACCATAAAACAACCCGGCGATACAAATAATAAAATCGGGTGCGCCGCTGTTTCCGTAACCCCCTGTAACTGGCATCACGTAGTAAACGTTTAGATCAGCAAGAATATCTTTGACGCGCTTCTTTACTCGGGCTTCGGGAGTCATGGTTCCTCATGGCAATCAGCGTATTAAGTAATACGCTAACTAACCACGAGAAACTTCGCCGCGCAACTCCTCTAAGACTTTTTCTGATAAAACAAAGACGTACACCGAGTCAGACAGCATCCACCCAATGTCTAAATAGTTTTCTGGATATCCTTGTGGGAACGAGAGCCAATAGTGCGGAAACCTAATAAGTTCGCTCCAGTCCTTCGTATGAATCATCGCTAATTGAGATCTTATACAGTCTGGTAACTGACTTAGGTTGAACATCCTCACCATAGAATCGCCCACGTCTATGTGCAGTTCATCCCCTATCAACTGCGCGTGTACCCAATAGTGACCCTCAAGTTCACTAAGGTGAGAAGAGGCGGGTTTCCGAGGAGAAGTGTCCATACCCTTAACTAACGCATCGATATCCATGTTCATACGTCACTTCGGCAAAATAACGATTTTGCTCGTAACTGACGCACCGATATCCATCCACAACTGATTAACCCCGCCGACATCGGGAAAAAGATTCTGCGAGTTCTTATGCACCTTGAGCATCATCAGTGCGTAGTCCACTTGGCTGCGATAGGCTTCTGGAATGGCCTCGTAGTTCGGATACCACTTCGGCTGCATCGTGTAATTCGCATAACCGCTTTTGGCATACGGCAGACTACCGTCGATCTCGTAAGAGTCCAACGCTGCAATCGCACCATGCGGAGCAATTGCGCCCAGTATCACGCCGCCATTGCTATCCAACGCCAAGACCCACTTCTCTTGGTCAAAGAAACTTTTAGCCTTATCAATAGAGGCTTTGAATTTGTTTTTCCTATCTTCGTACTTTTTGTACTTGTCCTCAAACACTTGTCGCATATCGCTCGGCATCTGCGTCATAACGGCAGCACCCATAGCGACTTCAGAAAGAAACGTTGTAATTCCGCTATTGAATTCGACGTATGGTTTGCAGGAAACACTCTCGCCAAACGCTTTATCGACCGCCATGTCTGCGACGGTACGAATATTATCAGCCACGCAGTTGGTCGCACAGTTAACACCCTGCCGCAACCATCGGACTGCTACGTGATCGGAGTCCTTACCCAACTTAGCACGTAGATAATTAGAACTAGTTGTGGTGATCAAAGGGCTACTGACGGGATCCGACACGCCGTCTGACGTCGATAAATACTGAAAATCCCCACGGTGATACTTGACCTTGCCTACTACGAAACCTTCCGGTGTAGTGATAAGCGCCGACATGACCATCTGTGCAGGATCAGTCACACTCTGATCACATAACAATCGGCCTATACGCACGGCCTTGTCAGTAGTGTTGTAAATCGTAGCCATGACCGGGAACAGCGGCGAGCGTACTAAGTACTGCTTCTCTGCCGGTGTATGTTGTCCGTCAAGAAAAAGATCATTGACGCTAAACTTAATTTTAGTACGACCCACTTTCGTATCTCCTATCGTTGATTAATATCTTTACCGTCGAGCCACACTTCGATGCCGTTGCCGGAATACGCACCGTCGTTGCCTCGCTCAAACTTAAACGCATCTACCTTTGCGTACTGCATCCACTCGTTACCCGTCATGCGAAACTCCTTGGCTTTGTTGTAATCCCAACCGTAGAGTTTCGTGCGAGGGGGTAACTTTTCTAGTTTGTATTTGTTCACGTTCTCCTACCCCCAATCAACGGGGGCGCGATCTTCAAAGTCCACCCAACCTTTCAGCACGGATGAGATTGAATACGTACCGCGATACTTCTTACCTACCCATGCAGAAAGTTTCTTGTCCCCCATCTGGGCAATTTCATCCTTCGCTTCTTTCGCTGCTCTTTCCCATTCTGCCTCTTTAGGTTTATTACCCTTGACCTCGCTCTTTACCAGACTTATTGAATTTTTTGTGTGGTCGTAGACCACGAATGTAACTTTCATCTCACACCTCCGTATTAGTTAATACGCTAACCGTTGATCTGAATCTTGCTGCCGCTCGGCGGTGTAAAATACTTTGACCCGCCCTCTGTGATCAGCCACAGAGTCGGCAAGTTGACCTTCCAGTCGATGCTGCTCTCGACGTAACCATCGGTAAAAATAATCATGCAGTCGGCAGTCAAGTTCTTGCTGAGGATGTAATCGCTGACGCAACCAACTCGCGTGCCGCCTCCACCCATCGGCTTCAGTAGGCTCGTGATGTTCTCGTAATTACCCTCGAATACTTGCTCGCCGTGTACCTTCGTGTCCCACCACAACACTCGTACCCGCTCCGGTGTGACGCCCTCACACAGTTCCCGAATGTGAGTCGCAACCTTGCCAATGTCGTCATTACTGATAGACCCCGACGTATCGATAGCGAGGATCACTTCGCCCACCGTCTCGTTGATCGACGATGGCAAGTAGTAATCATCAGCCAGTCGATGCTTGTTGAACCTGCGCCATGTCAGTTCATCTGAACCACGCACCGCTGACACCCAGAATTCCTGCAACACCTCGCGCCAGTCCACCTGTGGGGCCATGAGTTCTTTAATGAGTCGGGGAATCTTCGCGCCAAATTTACCCGCCAGAATCCCACCTTGGTGGATGGCATCATCTACATCACGCTTGACCTGCCCCTGCTGCTCCTCACTCATGCTGTCAAACGGCTGATCGTCATGCTCATCCATAGGCTGCCCACGATTGCCGCCCTGTCCCCGTTTGTTCTCTTGCTTGAGATACTCGTAGAT